TCAGGAGAGCGTCGAGGGGTTCGTGTAGGTGTCGTTGTAGTAGCGACCGCCGGACGTGAGGACTTCCTTGGAGTACAGCCCCGAGTCGATCGCCGCCACCTCATCGAAGGTCCGACCCGAGATCGACAGATCCTCGATGTACGCGCGCATGAACGCCCACGAACCGGCGTTGTCTTTGCTGCCGCTGTTGGTGGTCGGGTCGATGACGACACCGCCCTGGGTGTTTCCGTTCGCGTCGATGCCTGGCACCGGCGAGGACGAGCCGAAGGCGATCCCACCGCCGGCATACGCGCCCGTGACGGCCGCCTGTGTTCCATCTCCGGGCACCGAGATCGGCGCGTTCGTCTGCGGCACGCCGCCCACGTTGGTGAACCAGTAGGCGGTGCCGAGAGCGGCGAAGCGCGGCACACCCGCAGCAGTCGGGGCGCTCTCGGACGGGTCGAAGCGGGCGCCTGCTCGAGTCGGTTGCCCGCTGAGAGGACGTACGGCCGCGAGCGCGCCTGGCGACGAGCTCTGCGCCAGGGCCATGTGGACGAGCGCTGAGTTGGTCTGCTGACCGTTGCCGTTGACACCGAAGATCATGTCGTTGTTGTACTTCGCGTGCCGTGTCGGCCGGAACCACAGCGAGAAGTAGAAGACGTGGTTCGCACTGTCCTTCTTCGAGTGATCCATCAGGAACTTCACGAGCTTCGTCGGCAGGGCGATGGCGGGCCCGCTGCCCGCGACCGCTCCACCGCCCTGGGGCGAGATGGCGTGCAGCGCGCCCTTGCTCGTGCGTTCGGCGAGACCCGCTGCCCCGGTGAACGTGGATGGCCGCTGCATCATCGGGCGCACGTGCGCCGGCGTCGACGACCCGATGGCCGCGAGCGCCAGAGGCTCAACGATGTTCGGCAGGACCGCTCCATCGGCTGGCACGCCGGATCCCCACGGACTCAGAGGGTGGGTGGGGTCGATGAGCAGCAAGGAGCCGGACGACTCGATCGGGTCGAAACGGCGCAGCTTCGGCAGGCTCGCGGAGTTGCCACCCGTGGCTGTGAAGGGCAGGCGTTCGATGGTCGTGCTCACGGGGTCATCCATTCCAGTTCGATCAGGCGCCGTCGGATCAACTGCGCGACGACGGCGCTTCCGGAGGCGTTGAGGTGGAGGTTGTCGCTGCGGAGCGAGGTGGGCACCACACCGTTCGCGATGTCGGTCTGGTCCTGCGTCGTCGGCGTGATGCCGGCGTCGGCGAGGCCGTAGTCGATGAGGTACTGCCGTGTGTCGACGAAACGGCGACCGGCGAGCGCGCGAGCCCGCTGGTTGTATGACGTGACGTTGGCGAAGTTCCCCGAGCCTGACGGCTCCGTGGCGGAGTTGTGCTCGGAGAGCACGAGCCACCGCTTCGCGAGGTTGTCCTGCCGTTGGATCATCGCCTGCAGATCGCCGATGGCCTGGTCGACCTCGTTGATGTTGTTGCGCGCGATCCAGTAGACGAAGATGTCGGACCGGCGAGGGGTCGCGACGTCGGCGTAGAACGGCGCGGGTCGGTTGACGGTGATTGCCGAGCCGTTGGTCGAACGGGTGAAGGTGTAGCGATCGCCGGCGTGATGCACGTACTGGGTCGCGGAGGGATCACGAACGATGCTGAAGGTACCTGCGACGCGCGTGCCGCTGGGCAGAACGAGCGTCCCGGCGTAGCTCGTTGCTCCCTGCAGGAGCGGCCACCCACCCGCGACCGGGCCATCCGCCCAGAGGAGATCGACGTCGACGGAGCCGGATGCCGGCAGCGAACCGCCGGACGGGACGAAGAGGAGGGGCTGGCCTCCTTGCCGGGCCGCGATCGTCCGCGAGGACTCGCCCCCGACTGAGAGCGAGACGACGCTGACGCCGCTGAGTGCTGCGCTGATCGCGTTGGCCGCGCCGGCGAGCATCGAGTGCCCGGCGAGCGTGACGCCGGGCCCCGAGACGATGGCACGCTCCGTGTCGCCGTAAGACGCCTTGTACTTCGTGGGTACGCCGCTCGTCGTCGCGATGTTGGCTTCGAGGGAGGGGATGTGGAGGGTGCCGTCCGGACGGATCCCCCAGAGGACGTTGTCCTGGTCGTCGGTCCAGACGCGGCGGTATCCGGTGATGGAGACGAGCGAGCTGCTGATCGTTACGCCGTTGACCTTGCTGGCCGTGAGCTCGCCGATACGCGCCCAGAATGCCTCGAGGTCAGGCGCGAGCACCGATCCGTCGCGCCGGATCCCGAAGATCACCTTCTCGCGCGAGTCGGTGATGGCCCGGATGAACGTGTCATCTTCGAGTGCTGGCTGAGGGAGGATCGGGTCGGACACCAGCACGACTCCCGCGGCCGACTGGGCCAGCGCGGCTGCGGCCTGGATGACGTCGTCTTCTCCCGAGAGGATGTCGGCCAGGACGTCGCGGGACTCACTGCCCGGCGACGACAGAATGAACGCGATGAACGCATCGTCCTTCTCGATCGCGCCGTCGATAACGGACGCGAGCGCCTCGAGTCGCTCGACTGTTGCGACGTCCGGCGTCACCCACGCGAGGTCGGCCCAGGCGGTGCCGCCGTCACCGATCTTCATGCGTCGACGGGTGGTGTCCACGCCGAGCTCTCCGTCGCGGAGAGCGACGTTCGTGCTCGCCCACTGCGACGATGTTCCGCGCTTGATCTGGATCGGGCCCACGAGATCAGCCATGACGAGCCTCCTGCTCTGTGAGGGGGTTACGGCGGCGGGTGACGCCGCGGGTGATGGAGCGGATGACGTGGGGGGAGTTGTAGACGGTGAAGGCGGCGGCCGCTGCTATAGCGACCACCGCCATCCAGGGCTTCACCGGATGTTGTGGCCGCCGTCGACCCGCGGCGGGGCCTCGGCGGCGCGCTCGATCTTCTTCGCACCGAGGTCGCGGGTGACGAGGGCGTAGGACGCCTGAACGATCACGAGCGACAGCAGGGCGAACAGCCACGGGTTGCCGATCGGCTGGCCCGTGATGGCCTGGTAGAAGACGATGACGACCACGGCGAGGACGATCGCCGCGACCACGGCGACGGCCTTCTTCTGCCACGTCTTCTGCACGAACGGCAGGACGCCGTTGAGGGCGCTCACGCCGTAGGGGGCGAAGAACGCGAGCAGCGTGAGAACGCCGACGGGGGCGGCGGGGATAGCGATGTCCATGTGAGGTGTCCTTCCGGGGACGAGAGGACCCCGGCGAGTTGCCGGGGTCAGGGGTGGGTGGGGCGGGGCGGAGGGGGCGGCGGGGACCCCTTGTAGATGTGGTCGCGCAGCGACTGGGCGTACTCGCGCTCGGCGTCGAGCAGTTCGATCGCAGCCCGGCGGGCGGACTCACTCGCGGTCGCGCGCACGTCGGCGGCATCCGCTCGGGTGTTCGCGGCCGCGAGCTGCTCCTGGATCTGATCGATGAACGCGTCCCGGTCGGCGACGGTGTCGCGACGCTCGGTGTGCTCGGCGCCGCGGATGCCGGCGCGCCGGTCCGCCCACGTCTTCACGAGCGTGCCGAGCGCGGTCGCGATCGCGAGGAACGCGGTGCCGAGCAGTCCCCAGTCCTGCAGGCTCATCCGGGCCGTCCGATCTTGTGCTCCTGCACCAGCCGCCACCGGATGACGAGCAGGTCGACCCAGCGGATCGCGAATGCGATGAACAGCGCGGACACGGCGGACGCCTGAGCGAGCCGCGTGTCCTGGTCCGTGAAGATGTCCCAGATGGTGGCGGCGTAGATGACCGTCGCGCCGACCAGCAGCGGCAGGCCGGTGAGCTCGAACCGGTATCGCTGCGCCAGCGTCCCGCCGATGCAGAGCACGCCGCCGACGACGGCGATCGCGCCCCACACGTCGGTGAGTCCCTCCGGCATCCGCTCGGAGACGGTGACCGGGGTGAACCACACCGCCCCGACGCCCATGCTGAGCGCGAGCGAGTACAGCGCCGCGCGCAGCACGTAGAGGATCCACCGCGCCCAGCTCGGGTGTCGGGTGTACGGCATCAGCGTGTGATGTCGATGCCGCGCGCCCGGAGGATGTGGTCGGCGTCGAGCGTCTCGCCGTCCTTCGGGAGGCGTGCGATGTCGCGGGATGCCCACGTGAACCCGTACTGCTTGAGCAGCATGAGGATGCCCGCGTCGGTGAGCTGCCGCTCGCCGGCCTTCTCGCGGTCGGCCTGGCTCGCGTTATCGCCGGGCCACTGCTTGCCGGTGTTGAAGTAGTTCGTGTTCGCCGCGGCGATCTCGTTGTAGTGCCGGGTGATGCAGATGCCGGGCACCATCGTGAAGCTCACGCCGCCCGTCGTCGATCGGAAGTTGATGGGCATGTCGTCGGCCTCCTCAGGCTCGGGCAGTTTGGTGGTCTCGGGGTTGATGGTGATGTCCGCGAACGCGGGCACGTTCCAGGGGTCGAAGTCGCCGATGTGCCACAGCTCCTGCGGCGAGACGAAGTCGACGGTGAAGCCGACGAGTCGACACAGCGCGGCGAACCGCGCCCAGCCGAGCGACGCCCAGTTGTAGACGTCGATCGCCGCGCAGTCCCGACCGCCGTAGGTGAGGCCGTGGGACGAGTACCCGGGCACCGCGGCCCAGACACCGAGCTCGGCGCGGTACTCGTACTGGATGCTCAGCGGTCGGAACGCGTTCCAGCCGGGCGAGATGACGAGCCAGACGCCGTACTTCTCCCACGCGAGGCGCTGCAGCTCCTTCCACCGCGCGGCGGTGCCGGCGGGGAGGTAGTGCTGGTCGCCGAGCTTGACGAGCGCGCTGAGCGGCGCCTGTCCGTTGGCGTATCGCGGCATGCGGGCACGTCCTTTCATGACGAAGCCCCCGGCGACTGCCGAGGGCTGAGCGGGTGGTGCGGGGTCAGACGCCGAGGTAGCGGACGTTCATCTCGCCCGAGACGCGGCCGGAACCGCCGACGTTGATCGCGTCGGAGGTGGTGGCGATGTACATCCGCACCCGCTCCCCCGCGGCGAGAGGGATGGTGCCGATGTCGAGCTTGATGAGCGACGCGTACGTCGGGTGCGTGCGGACCATGTCCTGCGCGAGGACGTCCGTGTCGGAGCCGTTGCGCACGAGGTACGCCACGAGCGCCTTGTCGACGCCGGTGCCGACGAGCATGCGGGCGGTGATGCCGTAGCGGCCGCTCTTGAGCACCTTCACGTCACCGGTGGTGGCGTTGTACTCGAACCACCCCGGGGTCGCGACGCTGCCACCTGAGCCGATCTGCGCCCAGTTCGCGACGTTCGCCGGACCGTTCGCCGTGAACATGCCCCCGGTCGGGTACAGCGCGAGCTCGGGCAGGAGACCGAACGCGGGCACCCACACGCCGCCGCGGCGGACATAGCCGATCCCGGTGTCGGTCTCGTAGAACAGCCACCCGTTCTTCACCTGCGAGGAGGTGAGGTCGAGCCGGTCGGCGGCGGTGCCGCGCAGCAGCCCGCCGATGTCCTCGATGCGATCGGCGATCGCCTGCAGGTCGGCGCGGGTCTGCACCGGCGTCGACAGGACGGTGAGTGCGCCGTTCGCGGCACGCGAGATTCCCACGGGTCTACCTCCATTTGATGCGCAGCGCCCCGGAGAGGCCGTCCTGCGCGAGCGACTTGAACTCTTCCCAGCCGCCCTGATTCAGGCCGACCCCGAACCGGTCCCCGCCCGCCTTCAGCGCCGCGAACCAGCCCGCCGGATCTGGCGGCGTCTGCCACCCGGCATCCGGGTCCCACACGGTGTATCCCGACATCGCCGGCAACCCACCGCGCGTCGCATCCGAGTGCAGCGTGAAACGCGACCCGCCGTAGCGGCGCGTGGCCCATGCGACGTAGAACTCGAGCGACACGAACTCCGCTCCGGCGGGGATGGTGTCTTTGATCTGCTGCCCGTAGAACCACGCCCCGTACGTCGAGTCTCTCGACATCGGACGGCCCGTCCACCAGCGCGGCGCGCCACGGTCCGTGGATCCGGCGGCGATCGCGCGGAACTCGGCCGACTTGATCGGGCGCTCCGCTGGGGCGGAGGCGGACATCGGCGCCTCGGGGTCGGGAAGGTCGACGAGGAGAGTGCACCACGGCTGCGTGGACCACTGGATGCCTACGGTGTCGCCCGAGGATGGGCGGGGGTCGGTCGGTGCGACCGTGAGCGTGTACTTCCCGAAGTCGGTCTGCACGACGGCGGTGGTGCCGGCGGGGTTGATCGTCTCGACGACCCCGATCCCCGGCTTCGGCTGGGTCGGGCCGATCAGGCGCAACCGCCCGTCGACCGAGTCCACCCACACGGGCTCGTTGATCTGCGGCACCCACGGGGTCGCGAACTGCACCGGCACCCGCGCGCCGCCGAGGTCGACGAGCGCGTTCAGCCCGTCGGCGCCGACGTACTTACCGATGCGGGGGGTGACGGTCGACTTCTGCCCGACGGTTTTCTGGGCGGCGCTGGCCACGGCATCCCCCCTTCTACTCGTCGGGCACCTCGACCACGGACCGCGTCTGCGCGCCGTCGTGCGTGAGATTGACGATGCGCACGGGGCCACCGTCGAAGGTGACGACGTCGCCGACCTCGCGCAGCGGATTGAACGGCTCGGTGATGGTGCGGCGGACGCCGCGGAGGCGGGACACGCGCTGCAGCAGCTCGGTGGCGTACGCGGCGCACTGGGGGTAGGTGCGCAGGAACTCGCTCGAGTACCGGAACGGTTTCGATCCGAACGGCGACACCGCCCCGTCGGGGTTGATCGCCCGGAGGAACCCGTCGCGCACCTCGGCGGCCGCGAGGATCGGCTCCCCCGCCGCGTCCTTCCCCTCCACGATGACGACGTTGTAGGTGTCTTCGGACGTCATCGCGATGGGCGCGGACACGACGCCGCGGATCTCGTCGACGGGCGGCCCCCACGCCTTCGGCATCCCGGTCAGGACGCCATCGGCGGTGAGGTGCGGCCACGAGCCCATCAGGTCAAACAGCTTCGACACCACGTCGCTCTTCTTACCCTCGTACGCCATCCCCGCCGGGACCGTGGCGTCGACCGCGGAGCGGATCACCGGAAACCGGGTGATCTCCTGGATCTCCTGCCACGCCGAGCCGGAGCCGGCGGCGGTCGGCATCTGGAACTCGTCCCGCTCGATCTTCATCAGCCGGTCCGATACGTTCACCGCGAAGGTCTCCCCCGCCGTGAACGGGACGCCCTGGAACAGCATCCGCCGGTCCTCGGCGTCGGGGACAGACTCGATGACGACGCGCGAGATCGGGATCCGATCCTCGTAGTGCCCCGCGCGGATGAGCAGGTCGATCTGCAGCTCGGCGCCGAACGGGGCGAACAGCGCGCCGATCTCCGTCGGGATGACGGATGTCCCGAAGACGTCGGACCAGACGATCTGCACCGACCCGGACGCGACGACGAACCGCCCGAGGTCCCAGGTCAGCTTGGGCGCGTCGATGGTGAGGCCCTCGAGGCGCCGCTCGCCGTCGTACATTAGGTCGGCGGTCCACACCGCTTCGAAGCCGCCGCGGCCGTCGGCGAGGTCGGCGATGAGCTGGTGCGTGGTTTCCTGTGCGGCGCGCACCGCCCCTCCTCACCCGCCGGCGGCGCCCGCCAGCGTGAAATCGGTGTCCATGACGTCGTAGGAGGCGTATGCCGCGTCGCGCGCGGTGTACGAGGCGTACGACACGTCCAGGTCCTCGTACGACAGCGGGGTGACCTGCAGGCCCGGCGCGGGCCGCGCGATCTCCGCCGCCGTCGCGGTGAACTCCGACCACCACTCGTCGCCGGCCATCATGTCGAGGTCGGTCTCGGTGAGGGTCTTGACGTGGGCGTAGAACCGGCGCGGCAGGATGCCCTGGTGCGACCGGATCAGCCACACCGGGAGCTGCAGCTCCGACTGCGTGCCGAGCGTCGCGCGCACCCGCGCCGATGCCGCCCGGCTCGGCACCCCGAAGTCGAGCTTGACGTCCTGCGCGGCCTGGCGCGGTCCCGCGCCGACCAGCGAGGGGAACATCGCGCCCTGCGTCCGCACGAGATCCCCGGGCGCCTCCCACGTCAGCGACGGCCACGAGTCTGCGAGGTTCGTCACCGTGGCGTAGAGGTACGGGTTCAGCGGCTGCTGCAGCAGGCATCCCTCCGGGTCGCCCGTCCACGGCAGTACCGCGGATCCGAGCGACACTTTCCCGAGACGTCGAGTCCCGTCGAAGCACTCGACCTCGTAGCGGGTGGTCACGTCGAACCCGGCCTCGACGTCCAGGTGCCCGAACGACGTGGTCAGCGGTCGGCGCACGGCCCCGGGAACGAGGTCGCGGCGGCCCTCGCTCACCCACCAGAGGGTGATCGTGTCCGTCCCCGCGGGCAGGTCGACCTGCCGCCAGTCGGGAGCGCCCGCGTCGAACCCGGCCGCCGACGTCGACGGCGACCCGCCATCGAAAGAGTCGGGGCCCGTGGTCGACGGGTTGCCCCCGTCCCACTCGGATGCGTCGAACAGATTGATCCGAATGTGTGGGACGGGGGCGAACTCCGTCTCCGGGGTGAGGGTGACGATCATGCCGACTTCCTTCCCCCCGACCAGGCGCGGTCTTCGGCTCGAGCTGCGGCGACGACAACGCCGTCCGCGAGCTCCTCCACGTACCCCTCGAACTCCCGCTCACCGATCCGCACGACGACGACCCGCGGCATGCCGCCGTTCTTCATCGCGTCCCACTGGTCCCCAGTGAGGATCGGCTCCGGTCGCCCGGAGAGATTCACCGCGACACCGCCGTGCGGCAGCCACCCGCCCTGGTCGTACAGCTTCGGGATGACCCCGCCGCCGGCCATTGCCAGGTGCACGTGGTTGTAGTGCTGCGCGCGGACGGCATCCGACCATCCGTCGAACGGCTGCCCGTTCAGAAGCTGCCGCTTCCCGGCCGGGCTGTAGATCAGCTCGGACGCATTCGGGAACAGCTTCGCGACGGCGTCGAAGGTCGCCATCGACGCGGGGATGAGGTCGATCGCGCGCCCGAGGGCGTGGTACGACTGCCCCCCGTTCGCGGTGACGGCTCCGGGACGTGCATCGCTGGTCTTCACGACTCCGGGAATCGCGGACTGAACGATCCGCCACATCGCCTCCCACCCCATGCCCTTGCCCGTGGGAGCGGTGGCGACGGAAGGGAACAGTGACGCGAGCGACATCACGGTGTTGCCAGCGAGGCCAGCGATGGTGCGTCCGAACACGTTCTGATCGGCCGCCATCGGGGTGATGATGCCGTCCACGACGTGCTTGCGGATCGCCTCACCCGGGTTGGTGAGGAACTCCCACGCCATCGCCGCGATGCCCGCCAGCGAGTTGATCACGTCGCCGGCGATCGTGCCGGGTCCGTCCCCGAACGGGAGGCGACCGGCGATCGCGGCGGCGTTGAGCGCGTCGACGCCGGCGGGACCGCCGACGAGGCGCGCGAACTCCGGCCGCATGATCGCCTCACCGCCGGAGAGCGCGAGCCCGCCCGCCGTCGGCGACCAGAACTCGTGCACGTCGCGGCCCGGGGTGTAGCCGGGCAGCACGCCGCCGGAGGCGAACTTGATCAGGGGCGCCGGAGGCAGCGCCATGTCCTCTATCTTCAGCTCGCGGACGAGGTCGTTCCAGAACGAGCGGAGCCCGTTGTTCCAGATCGTGTCGAGTACGAAGTTGATCGGCGCGGCCGCGGCCTGCTTGATGCCCTCCCACGCCTTGCCGATGGCGTCGGCGGTGACGCCGAACGCCTTCGCGACGCCGTCGATGGCGAGGCCGAGAGGCGAGAACACGTTGTCGCGCAGCCACGTCCACCCAGCTCCGAGCACGCCCATGATCCCCGAGAAGACGGGGCTGATGACGTTCTCGTAGAGCCACGTGAAGATCGCGGCCCAGACCTGGATCTGGAACACGATGTAACCGACGATCGGGAGGATCACGTTCTGGTAGATCCAGGTGAAGATCTCGCCGATCTTCGCGAACACCGGCGCAAGCGCGTTCTCCCACAGCCACGCCGCGACCGCTCCCCAGAATCGGAAGTAGTTCACGATGAGGCCGAAGATCGGGCTGATCACGTTCTCGTAGACCCAGACGACGACAGCGCCGATCGCGGCGAACACCGGCGACAGGACGTTCTCCCACAGCCACGTGGCCGCGGTGGCGATCGCGGCCGTGACGTTGGCCCAGATCTGCTGACCGAGCTCGGTCTGCGTGAAGAACCACACCAGCGCGCCAACGAGGGCCGTGATGGCGAGGATGATGATGCCGATCGGGTTGGCCGACAACGCCGCGTTCAGCAGCCACTGACCCGCCGCCGCGACGCGCGCCGCGGCGCTGGCCGCGAGGGTCGCGAACGTGCCTCGCGTCGTCGCCGCCGCCGCGACGTTCGTCGCACCCGTGGAGGCCGCCTTCGCGAGCGCGAGCTGACGCTCGATGCGCACCGAGTTGTTGCGCATGATGTTGTTCGCGAAGTAGACCGGCGTCGCCGCCAGCTCGGCCGCGCGCAGCGCCAGGGTGGCGTTCGCGACGGCAGTGCCGGCGACGCGCCAGGCGATGAACCCGGCCACGATCAGCGGCATGAACGCCACGATCGTGTCGACGTGGTCGGCGAGGAACGACAGCCCCTCGGTGACGATGTGCAGCCCGCCCGCCGCGAGGTCCGCTGTGGCCTGGCCGATCTTCGGCATCTGCGCGCCGAACTCCGCGAACGCCGGACCGAGCGTGTGCAGCGAGTTTCCGATGCTGGACGCGGCGCCGGAGAAGTCGCCGGTGGTCAGCGACGAGAAGAGTCCGCCGATGGCCTCGCGGATGCCGAGCAGGAAGGTGACGAACCCGGAGTCCTCTTCGACGTTGAACGCTTCACGCAACGTGGACGAGAACTGCCCCTTGACGAGAATGTCGAACAGCCCCTGCACCGCGTTGCGCGCGCCCAGCACGAACGAAACGAAGGTGGAGTCCTCCTCGAACCCGAACGCCTCACGCAGCTTGGAGGTGAAATCGCCCTTGACGACGAGGTCGTAGATCCCGGCGATGCTGTTGTGCGCGAACGCGAGCCGATCCGCCGCTTCCGGCGAGATCATCGGGCTGAGCTCGTTCTCGGTGAAGCCCGTGCTCAGCAGATCCTTGATGTCGAGCGCCGCCTGGTACACCTGTCGGAAGTCGATGGCGGCGACCTTCGCGGTGAGGTCGTCGATCGCGGGGCTGAGCCAGTTCGCGATCGAGGCGCCGACCTCGGCGGCGATGTCCTCGAGCGGGCCGAGCGCCTTCGTCATTGCCTGGATGGCCGGTGCGACCTTCGGGAACAGACCCGACATCAGGCCCGCGCCGATGCGGCCCAGGGAGGCGATGAAATTCTTCCAGGAGCCTCCGACGGTGTTACCCATCTCGGAGGCGACGGTGCCGGCCGCGGTGGTCATCGCGGTCTGGAACTGCTCGAAGCTGACCTTGCCCTCGGACGCCATCTTGAAGACTTCGTCCGTCGTGACACCGAACTGGGAGGCGAGTGCCTGGTAGATCGGGATGCCGCGCTGGGCGACCTGCTGCAGCGAGTCGTTCTGCGCCTTGCCGACGGACGCGACCTTGGCGTAGATGGAGCCCATCTCGCCGATGCCTGTCCCGGCGGCGGCCGCGCTGTTCGCGACGGACTTCAGCACGCCCTCGAGCTGCTGACCCGGCTTGATCTGCGCGGCGACGAGCTGCGCAGCGACCGTGGACGCGTCGCCGAGACCGAAGGCGGTGCCCTTCACGGCCGACAGGGCGTTCGCCATGACGTCCTTGACGGTGTTCGCGTCGTTGCCGAGTCCGGTGAGCTTCGCGCGGGCGGTATCGATCGCGTCGAGACGCTGAAACCCCTTGAACAGGGCCGTCCCGATCGCGGCGCCGGCAACGGTGCCCACGGCGGCCGCGCCACCCTTGAGCACCGCGCCGACGCCGGAGAGGATGCTGGATCCGATGTTGCGACCGGCGGATGCCGTCGCCGGGGCCGCGCGCCCCAGCTCGACGGCAATGTCCCGGGCGGCGCCCGGCATCTTCACCTGCAGAGCGACGTAGGCGTTGGCGATCTCGATCCCAGTGGGCATGCAAGACCTCCCCGTCTACGTGGTTGCCGCCTGCCTTTGTTGGCGTGCGGCGTGCTTGCGCGCCTTGTCGGTGATGCGATCGCCGTGCTCGCGCGCTTCGGCGCGCAGCTCAGCCGCGGGGCGGGGCGGCTTCATTCGCTCGGGGCGACGTCCCTTGCCTTCGGTCGCGCGCCAATCGGCGACCTCTGCGAGGTAGATCAGCTCGCCGAGCAGCGTTGCCTCGTTGGTGAGGGCCAGCGGCCCGCCCGTCTCGACCCACAGTGCGCAGCCTTGGGGCAGGTGTGCGACGTAGTCGGAGACCTCCCGTAGTGTGCGGGAGGGCTCCGTGCGTCCGCCGGGCAGTAGGCGCAGTTGGTAGACGGCTTGCATGGATGCCCGCAGGGCGCCCTCGTACTCGAAGAGAGCGCCCGCGAGCGTCACGAGTTTGGGTTGAGGGCTCCGAACACGTCCCAGACGAACTGGGAGCCGCGCTTCGCGGACACGCGGCGGGTGACGGGGTCGCGCAGCTCGTTCAGGATGCGCTTGTAGTCGTCGCCGACCAGGCGGCGCAGCAGAGACGGCAGCCGCGAGGCGTCGCCGTCGTCTCCGGCGGCGCGGATGTCGTCGAGCAGCTCGAAGTCGTCGAGAGCCTCTTCGGTGACCGTGACGGTGATGCCGCCCACGTTCGTTCGCCGGGCGTCGACGGTGCGAACCTTCTGGTTGCCCTCGTCGTCGGTCTTCGGCAGCCCCTTCTCGTCGAGCTCGGGCACCTCGATCTGGACGTTCTCGATCTTCGGCTTTTCCACCTTGGGCTGGTGGTCCTGGGGCACGGTCGCGCCTTCGGGGATGTTGGGCATGGCAGTCTCCTCCGACTGTGGTTCTCCGACGTTGTGGAATGACGGTGGGCGGGGCCGTCGGAGGAACACCCCGCCCACCGGTCTGTGCGCGCTCAGGACGCGGGAGGGAGCGCGGGGAGCATCTGCTCGTCCGCCTGCTCCTGCTCCTGCGCTTCCTGCTCGCTGCGCTCGTGCCGGTGTCCGAACCGGTCGAGGTAGTGCGGTGCCTCGTCGGGCACCTCGGGTGCCTGGGGGGCGACGGTCTTCTTGCGGGTAGCCATCAGGCGGCCGCGACCTTCATCAGGTGGGTGTAGTCGCCGATGATCTCGCCGAGCATCGGGAACCCCGAGATGTCCGACCCGGCGAAGGTCTTCGACCCGTTCGGGGAGATCTCGAACCGCGGGATGATGAACCGCTCCGCGGCGGTCGGGTCGTCGGCGTCGAACAGGTCGATGACGGCGACGCGGACGCTGATCCGCTGGCTCGAGCTGCGGGTGGCCTTGCGGACGCCGGCAGTCGTGGAGACGTTCTTCTCCGGGTAGCGGAGCGAGAGCGTCTGGGCCTTCGTCTCGAGCGCGATGAAGCCGATGGACGTGCTTCCCTCGTTCATCGTGGTGCGGACGACCTTCTTGCCCTGGTGGCCGCGCTTCTTGTCGACGCTGCCGCCGAGGTCTTCGCTGAGACCGTCGGAGTGCAGCCACCCGACGTCCTCGAAGGCCGCGTCGAGCGCGCCGTTGATGGTCGTCGGCAGGGTCGTGCCGAGCGGGGCGAGGTAGATCGAGTCGGAATCGGCTCCGTAGATGCGAGCGAGATCCGCGTTCACGGTCATGTGTGTCTCTCTTTCGTGATGAGCCGGGCATGACCGGCGTCGAGCTCCCCGACGGCGTCAGGGAGAGCTATCGGGCCGCGCGAACGCGCAGACGCACTGTGAACCGGTAGCGCGGCGTCTCCGTGTCGGGGTCCGGAGTGAAGTAGGGGCGGGTCGCCTGGACGCGCCGCACGAGGGGCAGCGCGCTCGACTCGTGCAGCAGGAGGTCACGCAGGCGCAGCGCGAGAGCGGATGCGTCGGCGTCGTCTTCGGCCCAAGCCTCGATGGTGAGCTGCACGTCATCGACGACACGGTTCAGCCCGTCGCCACCGCTCCCCCAGACGCGCGCGAAGATCGGCGGCCGCGGCGACGGAACACGCAGGCTCACAGGCTCGTCGACGCGCTCCGAGAGGAAGGCGATGACCTCGGCCTCGGTGTCGGTGAATTTCACCGCTGCACCCGCCCGAGCGCACCCTCGAGCGCGGCTTCCTTCGCCTGGCGTCGGCGGGCTCGCGCGTCACCGGTCTGCACGTATCCGCGCGCGGTGTACCGGTGAGGACGAGGGACATACTCGAAACCGTCACCAGCGTCGGATGCGACCTGTTTCCCGAGCCGGTCGACGAGCGCCTGCGCGGCGGGTGAGGTCATGACGGCGTTGATTCCGGAGAGGTTCAGCTTGACGTTCTGCGCCATGATCTCTCCTATCCGTCGGTGCGGCTCGCTTCGCTGGGGCGGTCCCACCGCGTCGGCGACCGTGGGAAGGACTGCGGGTCGCCGATGATGTTCAGGGGCTCGCCGCCGCGAACGATGACGCGGCATCCGGCGAGCGGCTTGGCGTAGGTCTTCGGCCAGATGAGGGACCACACGACCCGGACTCCGGCCGGTCGAGAGGCGTCATCGACGTCAGCGAGTGGTCCGGGCGTGACCAGCACGTTCTCCACGTCCTCGCTGACCCACTCGAATCGAGGCTCGTTGCGCGCGTTGTGTCCAACCTCGGTGGGGCGCTGCACGGTCACCGTCTCGCCGGTCATGACCCGACTCATGGGCGACCTCGCTGCGCGTAGGTGCCGCCGAGCTTCGGCGGGCGAAAGCTGCGTGCGGTCGCGGCATCTGTGGGTGACAGGGTGACCTGTCCGCCCACAGCCCAGGCGGCGAACGTGCCACCCTCGTTGAAGGGGCCGTTGGTCTCCTGGAACTGCGTCATGCCCGCGCGGGCGCGATCGTCTACGTCGAAGGTGGCGGCGACCATGCCGGCGACGGTCGTGCGGACTAGCTCGGGCACGATTTCGTCGCCGAAGGAGTAGTCGACCCGGACGAATGCGGGAGCACATCCCGTGATGGTGAGAACGGACGCGAAGGTCGTGTGCGAGACCGGGTGGCCTTCGTCGTCTGTGACGCTGTGCACGGTCACCACGGGCGTTTCGGGTGGGCGCACCTCTCCGGCGTGCACCTTCAGACGGTTCGTGCGGCGGCCGGGAGTGAACGTCCGGCGCGCTTCGCGACGGAACAGCTCCGACGCCTTCGCCAGGGCGGCGGTGACGCGCTGCCCCTCGGAGGAGGTCAGATCACGACCGAGCGCGTCCACGACGTCGCCACTGTCGGCGAGGGGCGTGTATTCGTCAGCCATGCTCTGACCTCCTCCTGTGTGTGGGTGCGTCAGGCGACGGTGATCGCCGGGGACGTGCCGCCGGCGAACGACCCGGTCGCGGTGAAGGTGCCGATGCGCTCGATGAACGTCACGGTCTTCGCGTTGCCCGGGAAGTTGCCGCCGGAGACCTTCGCACCGGACACGCCGGTGAGCTCGTTGATCTCCTTGGCGATGTCCGCGTTCGACGCGTTGTACGCGATCGCGTCGGTGGTCTGACCATCGACGGTGAGCGTGAACGTGCCACCCGTGGGGCTGCCGGTGATGGTCAGCGTGTAGGTCGCCTTCTCGGAGCCGCCGGCACCGAAGGTCACCTTGATCGCGCGCTTGAACTTCAGCACGACCTCGTCGTTCTCGTCGCGGACGATCGACCCGTCCGCGGCCTGCTCGGGGTCGAGCACCTCCGTCGCGCCTGCGAAGGCGTGCACGATCGAGCGGTCCTTGAGGTGGTCGCTGTCGTAGTCCCAGAGCTGGGTGACGGCGAGGCCGTTGCCGGCCGCGACGCCGCCGCCCTTCGCGACACCGTTGGGCACGGCGGGGGCGACGGTGGCGATACCGAGGGCCGTCTCGTGCACGAAGTACGACTCGTCGTCGTTCAGCGCGTCGAGCTCCACGATCGTCCAGCCGCCGAGACGACCGACGACACCCTCGCGCAGCGCCTCCGGGAGTCCCGCGGAGTCCACCTCGAGCAGCTTGTCGTGCGTGGCGATCGCCTCGGAAACGTCCGGACCGACGAGCCAGTAGCGACCGGTCAGCGGCCAGTGCGCCTTCTGCGCGAGCTTGCGCGCGCGGACGGCGACCTTGCGGGCGTCGCTCTCGACCGCGGTGCTCGACGCGGGGTTGAACGTCACCCCGAAGACGAACGACGCGGCGCGCAGAGCACCGACGACGATGTTCTCGAAGAAGTCCAGGATGGCCTGCACCTGGGGTGCCTGCACGTCGCGAACGTAGTCGACCTCGTCGAGGGTCTCCTCCTCCGGCGACAGCGCGACGGCGCTGTAGATGTGCCGGTTGAGCTTCACCTGGATCTTGGAGTTGGCGAGACGGTCGACGACGATCGCGTCATCACCGCGCCACGGCTTCTCGCGGGCGACGAGCACGGCGGGGCGCTTGATGTTGACGACGTCGCCCTCGGCGCCCTTGAAGTCCGAGATGCCGAACTTGTAGGTGAACAGGCCGGGGGCCTTCACCTGCTTGCGGAGCAGAGCGAGCGCGGTGGCCGCGAGCTTCTGCCCCTTGACAAAGATGTTTGCCACGATTCCTCCTCAGGATTGGTTGGTGGCCCGTGAGCGTTCGTGGCGAACGTCTCCGGGGTGTCAGCGCGCGGTCGCGGCGCTGACGATGTCCTCCACCGACATGTCGCCGGTCTTGATCTGCTCGCCCTCGCCCTGGCCATCGGCGGACGGGGCAGGGTCTTTCTTCGGCAGGATCGCCAGCAGCTCGTCGGCGTGCGCCTCGAGCTCCTCCTTGGTGGATCCACGAAGCGCGGAGACGGGAACACCCTTCTCCTTCGCGACCTCCGCCGCCGTTGCGGCTGCGGCGTCCTTCGCCTCGCGCTCGGCGAGCCGCTTCTCGGCGGCTTCGGCCCGGGCGAGGAGTTTCTCCTGCTCGGTCTTGTTCGCCTCTTCGAGCTCGTCGAACTTCTTTGCCTTTTCGGCGTTGGCCCTGGCCTGCTCCTCGTTCTTGCGGGAGAGGGCCTTCCACTTCTCGGCTTCGGCGCGCGCCTTCTCGAGGTCGCTGTCGCCGCCCGTTTCGGGCTTCTTTTCGCCTCCGTCGCCGCCGCCTCCCTGCTCACCGTCGAGGTAGCGCAGGAACGGTCGGTGCCAGCTCGGAGCGAACAGCGGGCCGAGGGTGGGTCGGATGGTGGACATGATGGGTTCCCCGTTTCGGAGTGATGGACGGCTCCCCCGTTTCGGGGTCGCCGGAAACCCGCGGGTGCGGGTGGTCGGGATGCGTCAGGCGGCGGGGATTGCCCCGGACACTGCCTGCGCCTGGGCCAGCTCGGCCTGACGGTTGGCCTCCTCGGCTTCGATCTCGTCCGGGGACATGCCCCAGATGTTCTCGTCGATCCACCGCTGAGACCGGCCGGAGCCCTTCGCCGCGAGGGCCGCTGCGGCCTTCTCGGTGAGCGAGACATGCTCGGGCGGCTCGAAGGTCACCTTGACCGTGTCGCCGTCGTCGAGCGCGAGGATGCGCAGCGCCGCGAGCAGGGCTGCTTCCATCGGCGCGCCGCACCGGTGGATGCGATCCTTCGCCTTCTGGATCTCGCCCTTGTGGGAATTCTCGGCGCCGGCGGCGGACTGGTTCTGCCCCTCAGGGATGAACACGTCGATCGGAGTGCGCATGACCGCGGCGAAGTCGCGCGCGTCGGTCTTCTCGCCCTCGAGCAGAGGGCGGATGTCGACCTCCGTGGACTCCCAGATGTCGATGTTCTCGGGCAGGTCGATGAGCGCGCCCGGGGCGAAGTCGAGGCGCTTGCCCCAGTCGATGTCGTTGCCGGCGTCGTCCTTGTCGGGCAGGTTCTTCATCGCCCGCGCACGGAACGCCTGATACGCGGTGACGACGAGGCGCTGCAGCTTGCCGAGGTTGATGCGATCGATGACGTCGATGTGCGGCTCGAACTCGGCGACGCCGTTCTGGTTCTCCATCGCGAACACCGGGACCGGCCCGTCGTACTCTTCGGGCGCGCCGTCCAGCTCCCACCCTTCGGCGATGGTGCCGCGGATGGTGCCGCTGTCGGTCTTCACGCTGCGGGAGAATCGCTGCCGGACACCGGGCACCCACACCTGGGCGTAGTCCTTCTCGGCGTCGTTGTCGCGCCACGCGAGCAGGGCTGCACGCGCGCGCCACGGCTGCGCCGGGTCTGGGGCTGTGATGACCTTCTCCGGCGGTTCGGAGGTGATGATCGGCTCACCGTCTCGGATGCCGGTGATGAGGTAGCCGTACCGGACCGACAGCATGTTGAGGATCGCGTCGGCGAACACCACGGAGAGACGGTTGTCGCGCCACACCTTACGGAGGGCGAGCACCGCGGGGCTCTTCTGCGAGACACCGACAGCCACACCCGTCGGGACGATTCGGCCCGCGAGCGACTGGCATGCGAGGCCGGCGTAGTTCGTGCGCGCCTTCCTCTGGAACGCCTTCCACGCGTCGCGGGTGTTCTGCCCCATCTCGGGCATCGGAGCGTTACCGTCCGCGTAGGCGCGCAGCTCGGCGATCTTCGACGCGCGCGCGTCCATCCGCTTGGCCAGGATGGGGAGCCACTCTTCCGGCGTGCTGGCCATCGGCCACCCCCTATCTGAGCTGTCGCGGCATCCGGCGCCGCGAGCTCGCGGTCACGCCCTTACCGATCGCGTCGTTGCCGGCGGCGAAGGCGAACGCAGCCCCGTAGGTCGCGTCGATCTTGCCGTAGTCCTGGTTGTCGTCGGCCTTCTTCAGCACGTACCCGGAGCGGCGCGGGTCACGCCGCGCGTTCAGGAAGTGCTTGATCACAGCCGGGTCACCGTCGAAGGTGACCTCTACCTGCCGGATCGAGGAGTAGAGCTGCTCGAACGTCTCGCACGTACGCGTGACGTCCTTCTGCTTCCACCGGATCGGCTCCGCAACGCTCATCTTCGCCTTCAGCCGCTTGTGGTGCGCGGCCTCCCACGACTTCACCTCACCCGCCCACCCGGCGGACGGGTCGGCGTAGAACCCGACCACGTTGTAGTCGCGGAACGCCTTGGCGACGGCCTGCTCGATCTCGAGCTTCGGAGGTCGCCACCCCTCGCCCGCAGGCCCATCGGGCTGTTCCCACAGTCCAATGAGGAAGAAGTGCCGCTGCGTCACGGAGTAGCCCATGAGCACGGTCGAATCGGCGAGGTGCTTGTCCTTGCGTCCCTCCGACCCGTCGAACCCGAGCGTCACCGGCTCGGAGCGCCCGACCGTCTTCCCCCGGCCGGCATCCACGCACGCGCGGATCTCCGGGTCGGACACGTACGCGTCGCGCGCAGCGTCGATCTGGTTCAGGAAGTCGGCCCGCATCACCGCGGGGTCGTTGGCGGTGTCGAAGAAGTCCAGCGCACCACGGTGCACATCGAACCACCCGGGCGCGCACGGTGGGTCGTGCAGAAGGCACCCCTCGACATGCTTCGCCGAGTCGCCGTACGCGACGCGAAGGCCGTGCACGAGGGAGTCCATGTCGTCGATCTGCGTGCTCGCCGGCGCGGGCCGGTGATCGAAGTAGATCGAGTGGACGTCCTCGAGGTTCTTGTACCTGCCAGACTGGATGTCGTTCCAGAACTCGAACGACTGCTCCGCCACCGACCGCTCACCGAGGGTGTACGCGTTCGGCGTCTCGATCGTGACGCCGCCGAGCTTCGTCGCGTTGTTGCGGAGGGTCTGTGCGAGCTTGATGCCCCCGTTCGACCGCAGCCACGTCTCGGTCTGATCCATCGACGCGGCAACCGCCTTGAAGCCCTTGATCGTCGTCGCCGACGAGGTGATGGGCACGATTCGGCCACGCTCGAGCGCGACGAACGAATCCATCGGGTCGAGGTTGAACTCGTCGACCGCGGACCCCTGCCGGAGCATCTCGAGCAGCGGCTCCCACGTGTTCTTCGTCTGCTCCTCCGACACCGCGGCGATCGCGACGTACGGGGTGCGCACCTTCGACCAGGGCTTGCCGACCGGCTGCCCGTCCGAGTCCCACCCGTCAGGGACGACGTCGAAGATGCCCTCCGCGATCATGATGCCGCCGACGAACGGAGACTTGCCCCACCCGCGTGGACGGATTAGCGCGGCACGGTGGATCATCCGCCGCCCCGTGACGGGGTCGATGCGGTACAGCTCGTTGAGGAACTCCTGCTGCTCGATGGTGAGCACGAACGGGTCGAAGATGTCGTCGTCGCCAGCGTCCGGGCGGCCGAGGTAGGTCGCCATCTGGTCAGCGATCGACCATCCCAGCGTGGGGAAGTCGCCCTCGAACTGCGGCACCCACGGCATCAGGCGAAATCCTTCCTCGTGACCCCGAGCATCCGGTCACGCGACGACACGGCGCGGTCCACGCGCTCCGCGGACTCAACCTCAGCGGTCGTCGCGAGCGCGAACTGCATCCGCAGCCGGGCGCGATCCTCAGGGGTGAAGCCGTACTTGGCCTCACGGAGCCGCAGCTCACCGGCGAGCTTCACATCACCTTTCCAGAACTGCGCGTGGATCAGCGCCGTCTCCGCCAGGTACGACCAGTCGAGCTCGGTGAACTCGGCCGCCAAAGGATGCCGGGCAAGCATCGCCCACCAGTCCTGCGTCGTCTTTGGCCACGAGAACCGCTTCTTGACGACCGCAGTCTCACCGCTCGCATCCTTGCCGACCGCGTCGAAGTAAATCGTCGGGAGCTTCGGCTGCACCGTCGGCTGAATCTCCAACACACGCAGCTCAACGGCATCCTTGTTCCGTCGGGCGCGCTTACTCGCATCCTTCGGCGCTGGGCCACGTCCTGGCATGCATCACACCCCGTTTCGGGTCGCCTCCCGACCCCATTTCGGGCTCGACGGCACGAGACGGTGCGCTCCACGCGCACAGGCGGGGTCGGATGCGCTCGGAAAAATCCCCAGACCCGTACAAACTGCGAATTTCAGCCCCGGCCGCGAGACGGGTCCCCGGGGGCGGGGGGTCCCCGGGTGGGTGTGTGAGCTTGTCAGCGCCTGCCTGGATGCCGTTCTCGCGGGTGACGTGCTGATGGGCGTCGGGCCGCGCTGCGTGCGGCTACGGCCTCTTGCTGCGTCTCCCGGTTGTGGTGCCAGTGGCACAGTGTGCGGACGTCGGCGACAGTGGTGCGCTCTCCCGGTCTCCATTGGGTGAGGTGAGCCGCCTGCAGGTTGTCCATCGCGGGGCAGCGCGTTCCATCGGAGAGCGTCGCGACGCAGCGGTGACCGTCACGCTCGAGGCACGCGGCACGGACAGCAGCGGGAACGTGAGTCGGTCGGCTGTTCTCCCACGGCATCAGTCGCTGCTCCTCAGCACGGTATCGCCGTCATCGTCCTCGACGTCTTCGGGTGGCATCATCGCCGGCCTCCGCGCTTCGCCTTACGCCGACGCTCCACCGCGGCCGCATGCAGGCGGTCACGACGCGCCGTGTCCTCACGGAAGATGCGGCGCTCGGCCGCCGCGGTAGCCGCCCACCGCCATAGCCCCATCGGCATCGATGCCTCCCCCGGGTTGCTTTGCGACAGGGCGCCCGGTGCGTCATCGCGGCCGGGCACCCCGCCCTTCACGTTTCGTTGACCGGTGGTTGACTCGCCGGCCCCCTCGGCAGCACCGCCCGCGTGATTCCGCGGCGGGTTTGCTTGACCGGTGCTTGACCGGTTACGTCTGCGTCTCACGCGCGCGGCAACGGCTCGGGGATGCAGAAGGTGGTGCCACCAGGCGCGCCACGGTTCAAGGCGGGTCACGCGGGTGGCCGCTCGTGCAGTCATCGGAGAGCATGCGGCGTGTGAGACGAGATCCCCACCTGGGGCACCAGGCAGGAAGCAATGAAGTGGACCGACCAGGACTCGAACCTGGAAACCTCCGCCGCTGCAGCAGGCGGGCTCTGCCGATTGGAGCTATCGGACCCTCGCACCGAAAGACGAAAGCCCCGCCGGTCTCGGCAGGGCTTGGACAGTATTCGAGTGCACGCACAGCGTATCACACGAGGTGGAAACGCTGGAAACGCTCGCGCGACACGCCACGTCACCACGCCCATCCCATCGATGCCCGCACCTCAGCGATGCCGGTCAGACGGTCGTACTCATCGCGGTCAATCTCTCGCCACGAGACGATCTCGGCGTGCTGCCCGCGAGACCCGACGTGCTCCCCTACCACGATGTAGAGCATCGCAGGGCGGGCGTCGAGACGGACAAATACTCCATCGACGACCGCGCGGGCGACAGGTCCGGTGCAGTCCGTGCGGTTCCGAGTGAAACCGACCACCGTGCCGCGCAGATCCTCCGAAGGTGCAGGCCACCCGCAGCCGGTGACCTCGATGTAGACGCGGTGGGACTCGCGCTCGTGCTGCATCGCGCGCGCGCGGCGGAGCGTGATCCGGCCCTCGAGCACCGCCTCAGCGAGGTCGCCGTCGAACTGGCCGAGCGTCTGCGGGTATCGGTTGTCGGTGGTCGTGACATCGAGGTCGACGCGAAGCGATGTCACGGGCACGGTGGCGCGAGCACCCATCAGGCGACCCACGCCACGACCGAGCGGGAGACTGTGTACCGGTCGACCGCAACCTCGGAGCGGACGAGCGTGCTCTCGGCACCGTCGGCGCCGACGGTGTAGTCGATCTCCTGCGCGATGAGCACGTCGCGACCGTCGATCGCGATGACCTCGCCGCCCCCGAGGGTCTTGCCCTTGGACACGAGGATGATGCGCGAACCGGCGGCGAGGGTCTTGGCGGAGGTATGCTTGCTCATGTAACTATTGTTACAGGTTTGCCCTCCGACTGCAACTCGAGTTACAGTCGTCTCGTGACCCCCGACGACCCCCTCGCAGCCCTCGCCGCTTTCCAAGAGCGGATGGACGCCATGCCCAAACGCCGCGCCGAACTCATCGCCGACGCCCGCGCCGCCGGCCACTCCTGGCCCAAAATCGGCGCCGCCCTCGGCATGACCCACGCCGGAGCCATGAAGGCCGCCAAGGTCGAGGACTGACCCGCTCACCGCAACACCACCGCCAGCATCCCGGCCACGCTCCCCCACAGCGCCGCCCCGAGCGCAACCACCACGCCCGACAGCATCAGCACCGCCACCGCGCGCGCAGCCACCACCACCAGGCCCGACGACAGACGCAGGAGCGCCCCCACCGAAGCCAGCACCAGCAACAGCACCGCGCACACCACCGTCACCGCGGCCGCGGACAGCAGCACCAGCAGCCACCCGGCCATCAGCCAGACCCCCGTTCACTCGACCCGGTACCCAGGTCGACACGGTGCCCGAGATGTGCGCACTCGTGCAGATCAACGTTCCAGCCGATCAGCGCCGACGGATGGGACGCCGCCTCCTGCCGTCCGTTGTCGCGCAGCACCCCGAACTTCACCCGGCCCTTGATGAGCACGAGCGCGGATGCCGTCGACAACGCCGCCTGGAAGATGCGGGTGTCCGTGTGCGCCGGGATGAGGACGACGACGGGCGTGCCGGATGCGCCGTACTCGATCGCGCGTTGCACCCAGGCTTCTCGCGCTTCGCCGTAGGGCGGGTTGACGTAGATTGAGTCGGCCCAACCCCACGGGTGCGCCAGACCGTCGTCGACGGCTGTGTAGAACCGCCGCGCCTTAGTCGGGTTGTCGGGCTCGGTGCACGGGTCCAGGTCGATCGCGCCACCGAGCGCTGCCCGCACCGGGTCGAGCACGTAGGCCGGGGTGAGTTGCCGCTGCATGATGTGGTCGGCACCTCGTCGACGAAGGGCGTTGTCGAACCGGTCGGTCGTGTTCACCGGCATCACAGACCACGATTCGCGTGGTCCTGCGCGCTCGACTCGGCATCCTGCTCGTCGAGGAGCGAGTCGATTGCAGCCGCGATCAGCGCGCCCGCCTTGACCAGCGTGCGGACGGCGCTTCGGCTCGGCTTCCAGTACGCCCAGCCCCAGGGCCACATGCCCGCAGGCACCTTGTCGAGGTAGCTGCGCCCGCCGTCGCCCGGGAACTGCAGCGCGTACCCCTGACCGAACGCGTAGGACGCGCCAGCCGCCGCAAGCTGACCGGCGTGCCCGCGGTCGTGCTCGGCGTCGTATCCTTCCTCGCTGACGTGGCGGTCGCGCTCGGCGGCGATCAGGTCGGTTCCTCGCGTCATGATCCTGCTCCTTCGCTAGGGTTGGGTGCTTCGAGCGCCCGGTAGGTCAGCATCCAGTCGCGGTACTGGCGCTCCCCCTCGACCCGGCAAGCCGCCGCCGCGGCGACGAGGTCGACGAGGTGCGGGGTCGCCGCTACCACGGCATCCACGATCTCGCTCAGCGCGGCAGCGACGACCCGGACCATCTCCTCCCTCGCGACCGCGATGGGCTCCCAGTTCGCCTGGATCCACACCACCACCTCGCTCACCTCGCGGCGCTTCCTGCGGATGGCTCGGCCCGCGCGACGTCGCAACGTCCGCGGCGACACGTACTCGCTCATGCTGTTCCCTTCGTCGTCTTACGGCGGCCGCGGCGGGCCCGCATCCGCTTCTCGGTAGCGACCACCTCGGCCTCCCGGAACTTCCCCAGCCGGGGCCGGATCTCACCCCACGCGACCCAGTTCCGGATCGTGCGAGACGTCACCCCGGCCCGCTCAGCGGCCTGCTCCTGCGTCAGCCACATAGGCACGCCCTGTTCACCGCGCGCGCCGTGAAGCACTCAGGGCACACCGCGGCGGCCGGGAGCGTCGCGGGCAGCGGCGGGAGCACTCTCAACGCGGGACGAGATGTCGCAGCCGCGGGCAGCAGCGGCCGCGCTGGCGCCTGCGCACCACGGCCGACGAGGGCGAGCGGGGCGGCGTCGGGCACGAGCTCGGCGAACGCCTCCGCCCAGAACCCGTCATCCTCCCGATCGTCCGACTCCCACTCACACGTCGTGCACCGGTACACCGCCGCATCACCCTTCCGACGCGGCGGCCGCACACGCACCGTCTTGCAGTCACACTCCGGGCACGGGTTCTTCGCCCACCGCGGCTGATCATCCAACGGCCACTTCCCCAGCGCGTCAACCACCGACCACCACTCCGGCTCCCCCGAGTGACGGTGCAGCACCGCATCCGCGAGGGCCGTGATCTCCGCCCGGTTCGCCAGGTGGTCGAAGTCGGTCAGGATCGCCTGCAGGTACAGGTCGGCGTCGTCGAACGCGGCCGCCGTCTCCGTCCCCGCCGCGAGCCCCGCGCGCCCGCCGAGGCCCGGTTCGACCACGGCCGCCCACCCCTGCAGCATCCGCATCAGATCATCAGACGCGTCCACCAGGTCCGCCGGCACCGGGGCCGGGAGATCCGGCCGCGACGACGACACCATGACCCGGTCGTAGACCGCAGCCTTCAGCGGATCCGCGAGCGAGCGGAGGTGCGCGATCAGGTCAGCCGTCTCTCCCAGCAGGCGACGGATGCGGCGGTAGCAGCCCTCACACAGCAGCACACCGTCACGGGCGACCCGTGGGGCGCACCCCGAGCACGGGCGAATTCCTTCGGCGATCATCTTCTGCGCTCGTTCCGAGCCCTCCTCGATGCCGAGCCAGGGGCATGTCGCGAAGTGCACATCCCGCACCGTGCAGCCACGTATGCATGCTCGCTCGCTCATGCGACCTCCTTCTTCAGGCTCATGTCAACCTCGGTTTTCTGGACGGCCCGCGCGAGCGACACGACCGCCGAATGCGGCATCGGCGACGGATCGCGACGGCGCGGGGCGGATGCCACGCGCAGCGACCGACCGTGCGGCACCAGCAGCCCCCAGCCGTCGGGGAGGTCGTCGCGGACGATGGCTCGATCCGACGCGACCAGCCAGAAGTAGTGGCAGTAGCGCGCCCACGCCTCGGCCTTCGTCGGGTCTGCCAGCTCTGTGAGCCAGTCCGACCGCGACACCTTGACCTCGAACCCGTGCACGGACACACGATCGGTCCACGAGCGCGTCTCCCTCTCGGCCTCGGTCAGGTCATGCCACGACGGCTTCCATGTGTCGAGCACGATGGCGTCGGCGATGCGCGCGCTGTCGTGCGACCCGCCCGGCGTTGTCGCGACCTTCTCAGCGACGACGAACTGGCGACCGACGTAGGGCCCGTTCTTGTAGGTGCGGCCGTACCGCACACGCAGGCGGTCGAGCATCGTGCGTTCGGTCTCGCGCGGCTTCTCAGGGGCTGCCGGCGCGGGCGGGCGCGGTGCCATACCGGGTAGGTCGAGCTCAGAACGGGGTGTCGTCTCCATAGTTCCCACCTCCCGCCGACCACGCGTCGGACTCGCCGGGCTGCGTCGTCGCCCACTGCTCGGAATGCTGCGCCGCGGGCTGCTGACGGCCGGACGCCGCGCGCGTCACCTGCGCGGTCGCGTACCGCAGCGAGGGGCCGATCTCATCGACCTCGAGCTCGATCGACGTGCGGTTGTTGCCCTCTCGGTCCTGGTAGGTGCGCTGCTTCAGACGGCCAGTCGCGACGACACGGGCACCCTTCGACAGCGACCCGGCGACGTGCTCCGCGAAGTCGCGCCAGACCGATGCGCGAAGGAACAGCGGCTCGCCGTCCTTCCACTCGTTCGCCTGGCGATCGAAGGTGCGCGGCGTGGACGCGATCGTGAAGTTCGCGACCGGTAGGCCGTTCTGTGTGTACCGCAGCTCGGGGTCGGCGGTCAGATTTCCGACGACGGTGATGACGGTCTCGCCGGCCATCAGCTCTCCTCCCCGTGCGCGAAGTCTGGGTGCTGGCCCGCCATGTGGCGGCGCAGGTCAGCGAACGATCGACTGCAGCATGGGCACACCCCGGCCGCGACACGGTTCCGCAGACGCGTGACCTGGCCCTTCTGCGCACGGCGCTGGTACTCCGTCGCCTGAAGCTGATCCTCGGTGTGGGTAAGCTGCGCCTCGGTCACCCGCAGCCGCTCGCGGAGGCGCTCCGCTTCCGTCTTCTGTCCGTAGCTCATCGGGTGCCCAGCCGGGCAGTAGAACGACTTGTGGTCTGCTCGTCGTGCGCGCTCGAACTGCGGCGTCACGCCGAAGTCCATATGGCAGTCCGGGCACTCGACGATGCTCAGGGTGCCGGTATAGGTCTGGGTGGTCATACTGTCCTCGTCTCTTCGTTCTGCTGCTCCTCGCGCAGCTTCCGGCGGTAGTAGCTCACGGCCTTCGGGTGGCACCCGATCTCGTCCGCGATGGCACGGTGAGTCAGGTTCGCGGCCGCCATCTCACGGATCGCGCGATGCCCGTCCGTCGTGAGCCGATTGGCCTTGCCTGGGCGACCGTTCGTCATCCGTGCGCGCTGCTCCGGCGTGTAGCGCGACGGCCGGCGACTCGGGATCCCCGGCACCACAGCGCCGGTCACGGCATCCGCGAGGCGGCGTTCGATCAGCTCCCGCATCGGAACCTCGCGGCCCGCCGCCTTCGACGCTCGGTGCGCCGCAGCCTGGATGGCCCGGAAGGTGTGGGCATCGAGATGCACCGTGATCGGGATGCGGAATTCACCACTGCTGATCGTCATCTTGCGCCTCCTCTGGCCGCAGTCGGGATGCCATCTGTTCGTCGTCGTAGACCTTGCGCTGCAGGCGCGCTCTGCCGCAGCCCCTGCAGGGATCTTCGGTTCCGCCGGTGGACCGGTGAGCGGAGCAGAACGGGGACGGAGGAAGGCCGGTGTCGCGATGGGATCGTGCAGGGCCGCTCTCTCCCTCGCTCTCCCTCTCTCCCTCTCCCTCGCTCTCCCTCTCCCTCGCCACGAATGGATCGCGAGGCATTCGCGAATCGTTCGCGAGGGGCGGCGCCGGGAACCGAGACGGCTTCGCCCGGTCGACCGTCGGCCAGTCCGTCAGCGCGAAGAACGTCGACCCGTCGACGTCGAAGAGCACGAGGCATCCGGCATCGTCCAGCGACAGCAGGTGCTCGTCGATCGTCCGCTCGGTCATCTCCTCGTCGAGCGGATAGAAGTTCGCCAGCATGAGGCGCTGGTTCACCTTCTCCCGCCCGTGATCGTCCGCATACAGGCGCAGCGAGATCTCCGTCAGCCGCACCGCCGGCGGCAGGCTCAGCAGCTCCTCCCGCGAGTACCCCTCGGGCGTCACCGTTCGTCGTCTTGTCATCGCCATAGCGGGCGATCCCCTCGTAGATCTGGTCGATCGCGTCCGCGAGATCCGCGGGGGCGACCGTGAAGCACTCCGTAAAGCCCCGGCCGCGCGGGAGGAGATGCTCGGAATCAGCGGCGCGCTCGAATGCCGGCGGGAAGTGTTCGTCGAGCTGCGCGAGCGCGCACAGCTCCCAGCGGGTCGGGACGTCGCGCATGAGGAACACCACCTCGCCACCGGTGGCGCACAGCTCGCGATATCGCGACGATCGCCAGCAGCGGCCGACCTTGAGTACGCCCTCGGCGGGCCAGTAGACCGCGTAGACCGTCGTCCGGTCGGGGCGCATCATCGCCGCCCCCTCTGCGGGACGGGCGCCGCTGGCACTGCAGGCAGGCCGAGGCGCACACGGTACGCCTTGTGTACCTCGTCGATCTTCGAGCACAGCCCGGCGACGTCGAGGCGGAGCGCCGCCTGCCCGCAGAGCTTGCACTTCGGGTAGTCCGCCTGCATCCGGTCGATCTGCGCGGACTTCTCCCGCCACTCACGCGCGACGTGTTCGCGCCGTCGGTCGTCGAGCTTCCAGCCTTTGTCCGACGTCGTCCACCCGCCGACGGGCAGTGCGGCGACCTCGGGCGTGCAGCATCCGAGGCGGCATCCGTCGCTCATGCTGCACCCGCCAGCCACTGCCGCTCGAACGACTCGAACGTCACCCGCGGGTAGCGCTCCCAATGCTCGAGCAGCTCAGGCGAGGCGTACCGGTGAGCGCGGATCTCGTTCCCCATGAACAGCGAGAGGGCGTCGACGCCCTGCGCGCGGCCGTCAGCGTTCAGGAGCGCGCCGTTCGTGTCTGCCTCGGCGCGCTCGTACGCGGCGTACAGCAGGTCGTTGAAAGCTGCACGACATTCGCGCCACTCGGAGAATGCCTGCGTGATGATGAAGCTCACGCCGCCACCTCCGCGGGCAGCGTGCGTAGCGCGGCCGGCGCGAGGAACTCGTCGACGATCGCGCCGCCCATGAGAGGGGGAACCGCGTTCCCGATCTGCAGGAACACCTTGCTGTTGCTCCCCTGGAATGGGAAGTCAGCCGGGTACGACTGCAGCACTGCGGCCTCGGCAGGCCGCAGGCGGGCGGTGTCGCCCACCCAGTCGGGTGAAGTGACGTATCGGGCGAGCTTGGCTATGGGCTCCGCCCCTCCGGTCTCGGTTCCGCCCCCCGTGATCGTGGGCGCGGGCCGAGACTCGAGTCCGCGGCGGACCCACTTCATCGACCCGGCCTTGCTGGTCAGAGTCGTCGCGGGCTCGTCGACGGGACGCTCTGTGCGCGGCAGCTTGTTCCCTTCGGGCGCCTCTCCGCCGGGGCTGCCGCTCGAGTAATTGGAGCGGAGCACCCACGAACGAGCGCCAACACCGGTGAGCGTCTGCGCGGGCGCCGCGGACGAGCGCGAGTGATAGTCTCCTCGCTCGCGACCGCGCGGCACCTGATTGCCCACGAGGTCGAACCCACCGAACCCGAGCGCGTCGGCCATGCTCACCCACGGCAGCACGCCCTCGTCGAGGCGCTGCGGCTCGCGCTCGTAGTAGCGCGAGTGCGTCGGCGTCGGAGGGGCCGCCTCGACACCGTCGGCGCGGGCGATGAGCACCGCGCGGCGACGAGTCTGCGGCACGCCGTACTGCTCGGATCGCAGCACGCCGACCCATACCGAGTAACCGAGGCCGCGCAACACCGCAGCGCACGCCTCCCACACCGGCAGCACCGGGGGCACCTGCTCCCATGTCACCCACAGGGGGCGGTCACGGAAGACGTGCGCGAGCGGAGTGAGCACGAGCGCGGTGCGGTCGTCGGTCTCGGCGCCGAGCGCCCGCAGACGCTCCGGGCGACGGTACGCTCCGTCGTTGATCGCGCGGAGCACGTCGTCCAGCGCCGCGCGGCCCGCACCCTTCCCTGCCAGGCTGAACGACTGGCACGGGGGTGACGCGATCTGCAGCGCATGCCAGAACCGGTGCGGGTCGTCACCGAGCAGACCATCCCACACGTCGGCGTAGATGGTCTCCATGCCCGCGGCCGCGCGTGACGCCTGCGCCTCCGGCATGATCTCGACACCACCCTCGCGGATGCCGCGGGCCTGCAGGGCGACGCCCCAGCCGGTGCCCGCAAACAGGTCGAGGGCGCGGATCTCTCCGGCGCTCATGCTGCGATCTCGTATCCGCCGGCGTCGTCGAGGACGACGCGGCCGAACAGGCCGTGCACGATGGGCAGGCTCCGGGGGTCTTCGTGGCGCCAGACGATGAACCCGGCATCGGCCGCGGCCTCGGGCTTCGCGTGGACGGCGGCGTGACAGACACGGCACAAGTGCACCAGGTTGGCGGGGGCGTGGTCGCCGTGGCGGCGCAGCTTCCGGTGGTGCATGTCGGTCGCGCGTGCCTGTCCGCAGTGTTCGCAGACGCCGCGGGAGCGGTCACGGACGATGGGGCGCGCGGGGGCCATCGGGTCGGCGGGCTTGCGGCGGTTCACGGCTGGCCCCCGTTCTGCGCCTTCGCGATCGACTGCAGGAGGGACACGTCGCGTTCGATCGCGTCGGCGAAGTCCTTCGCGTACTCGAACATCAGCCAGGCGGTGTCGACGGCGTCGTCCGCGGCGATGACGCGTTCGTCGACGCCGTGCGCGAAGTCGACCAGCTCGGTGCGGGTGGCGCGGTGGCCGAACTCGCCGCGGAGGCGCTGCACGGCCAGGCCGATGGCGACCTTCTGCTCGCGTTTCGCGGCGGCCAGCTTGCGGCGGTAGTCGTCGAGCGCGCCCGGCGCGGCGAGGTTCTTCGCTCGAGCGATCGACAGGGCGCCGACGATCTGCGCGCGCGACGGGGTCCACTGCAGCAGCCAGTCCTCGTCCAGGACGGCCACGTTCAGGGGGACCGTGTCGAACCCGTCAGGGGCGACGACGACGGTGCCGGTGGTGGGGTCAGCGTCCACGGCGGTTCCCCTTCCGCTTCTGGGCGCGACGGTCGGCGCGGTTCGACGGCAGATGGTCCTGCGGGCGCGGGCGCTGCGCGACCGGCCGGGGCGCCCAGACGTCCTCGGCGGCGTCCTGCTGCGGGGCCGTGTCCCAGGGATGCGTGAGGGACTCGGCGGCCTGGGCAGCCTCGACATCGCGCGCCTTCTCCACGCCAATGGCGGTCGCGGTGGTGGCGGTCGCGGCGGCAGCCATGAGCCCGGCGGCAGGCTGCTGCGTCGCGGGCTGCTCGCGGCCGACAATCACGTCGGCGAAGGCGCGGCGGAGGGCGGCGCGCTCGACGAACGCGCGGAGACGGGTGGCGGGGTTCGCGAGCCACTCGACGCGCTGCTCGCCCTCGGCGGGCACGGCCTCGTGCCACGAACGCGCCTCCTCGGTGGCGACGCCGTCGCGGACGATGGCAGTCCTCACGCCGGCGGGCGGCTCGGTGCTGAGCCAGATGCTGACCCACGTCTCACCGTCCGCGGTGAAGCGCGACGCGATGGTGTAGCTCGGGCAGGCGACTCGGGCGAGGCGCTCGTACTCGCGGAGCGTGTCGAGCACGTCCTCCTGCGGTGCGGTCGCTCTCGGGGTGAGGCGGGACTGCTGAGTGTCGGTGGGGAGGGTGATGCCGGTCATGCGACTCTCGCTTCCTTGACGTGCGCGGCGATCGCCCACTGCGGGGGCCGGACGATCTGGATCTCCTGGGGGTAGCCGGGCCAGATGCCGGTCTCGATGCCGTCGGCGAACCGGCGGCGGGCCTCGGCTGCCTTGGTGCGACCCATCTCGCGGAAGTCGGCGTCGAGGACGAACACGCCCACGAGGTGCGGGGGTTCCTTCTCGACGACGACGAAGGTGAACCCTTCGAGGTGGCCGCCCGCGAACTCGTAGGTGTCCTCGTAGTGCGCCTGCTGGATGTGGTAGCCGTAGTCCATGACGGTGCGCTCGAACTGGGCGCGGGTGGCCTTCTTGGCGCTGGTCTTGAGGTCGACGCCGATCGCGGCGAGCCAGTCGAAGCGGCAGCGGACCTCGACGCCGAGCACGGGATCCGTGGCGAACACGGATGCCTCGGGGTGTCCGTCCTGCTCGAGCAGGCGGCGCGCGTCGGGGTTGCCGAGCACGGCCTCCGCCATGAGGTTCACGGCGTCGAGCTCGGCCTGCTTCACCGGCACCTCACCGGCTGCGCGCGCGTCGGCGATGAACTGCTTCGCGGCCGCGGTGGACGCGGCACCGTTCGACGCGAGCATCCCCTCCGGGATGGCGACCACGGTCGCTCCGGCGCCGAGCACCTTCGAGTGCGCCGCGGTGCCGACGTCGAACGCCTTCCTCGGTTCCTGCGGGACGGAGCGGGCGTACTCGAACCGGGCGGGGGCGTCGAGAAGTTGGCGGGCCCCGGTCGAGGAGAGCGCGGGGTGCGCGTGGTACGTCTCCTCGTCGAGGTCGTAGACGATTCCGGCGAGCTTCATGAGTGATCTCCTGCGAAGTGACGGCGCACGGTCTCGTCGAACGCCTCGGCCTGTTCGGGTGCGTCGTCAGGGCGACGCTGGGCAGTGGTGCCACACGGGCACGAGAAGTCGGCGGTCACGAGAGGGTGTCCCGTTCGTCGATGATCTGGATCCACTTCGCAGCCACGGCGGCGACCTGGATCAGTTCGGCGCGCAGCTTCTGCTCGTCGCTCTCCGCCAGGGCCTCAAAGACCTCCTCGAGCAGGACGGTCGACATGGTGGACGTGCCTTCCTCGGCCGCCCTATCGACCCACGCCTGCACCTCGTCACGGATGTCCGCGAACGCACGTCCGAGCATTCGCTTGCCCGACCCGGTCCCGTCCGGGACGTCGTGGGGCGCTCCCCACTTCGCATCCTGGCGTCCGCGCTCGCTGACGATCTCCGCCACGATGCTGAGTACGCGCGGCTCGTCGGCGGGCTTGTTGGTTGCCGTGACGGCAGCGAGGAGCTCCCGTAGCGTCTGGGTCAGGTATGGCACCGTCTGCAGCACCGTCGTCACGCCAGCTCGGTCGAACTTGGCCAGCGCCTCGGTCGCCGCACGCGCGGCTCGTTCCACCTCGGGAGTGTTCATGCTTCCGCTCGCTCTCGCACCTCGGCGGGCAGCGACGCGGAGAAATGCTGCTCACGCAACCACCGCCGCGGGTGCCGCTCAGCGTTGTGCCGGTGCACCCACCGCTGCGCGCGGAGGAACGCGGGCGACATGATCCACTCGAGCAGGGTCGGGCTGTACGACTCCCGGCAGGCGGGGCAGTAGCCCATGCCATTCACCTCGGCGGCGATCTCCCGCTCGGGGTGCGCCATCAGGTACGGGCGAGCGTGGATGTGGTTCACGCGCGACTCGGGCGGGAGGCTAGCGAGCAGTCGGGCGCGGTAGTCCCACTGCTGGCGTGAGGGTTCGAACGTCCGGCGGCGCGGCCGCCGCGGCGAGAGCGTGCGCACGAGGCTGTCGACGGCGGCGGAGAGAACAGGGATGTTCAGCGGGAGGCTGTTGGTGTGATCCGTCATGATGTGCCCTTCGGTCGGGATCGGAGAAGGTGGGGGTCAGGGTGTCGGCGGTGGGCCGATGCGCTCCCGGTCGAGGGAGCCGAGCGCGTCCGGGTGCGACTCCGGGATGGCTGCGATCCACGGGGACCGGGGGCGGCGGGCGCGCGGCCACATGAGCGCGAGGAACGCGATCGGGGCGGCGCAGACGATGAGGTCAGCGGAGTTGACGCCGGGCGCGGCTGCCACGGGGGCGAGCAGGGCGGCGACGATGAGGACGCAGACGGCGAGCATGAAGCGGATCACGATGCGGCCTCCACTGCGCGGAGTACGCCGAGGCGGATGCGGAGGCGCTCGAGGCCGCGGAGGGTGACGCGCACCTGCGGGGCGTCGAGGACGCGCTCCCGGGTGCGGGGGTGCTCATGCGACTGGGGGCGCTCGGTCAGGTAGCCCTCGGACACGGCGGACGCGTAGGCCCGCCACTTCCCGTCGCGGCCGCGGAAGATCCAGCGGAGGACGGCGAGCTGCTCGAACAGGCGCTGCGGGCCCGTCTCGACACCGGCGCGGGCGAGCATCTTCGCGGCATCCGCGACAGCGAAGTCGCCCTCGGCGGATGCCAGCTCATCCCACGCCTCAGCGCGAGGGGTCAGCTCGGCGACCTGAGCGTCACGGGCCTCGATGATGCGCTGCGCCTCGAGGACCGCGGCGGCCATGCGCTGCTCAGCGGTCTGCGGGGCGACGTACGCGCCAGTGCGGCGGATCGACGGGAGCACCTCGCTGGTCACCCAGCGGCGGAACGCGGCGGCCTCCGGCTTGTCGGAGCGGATGACCACCTCGTACATCCCGGCCTCGTTGACCACGCGGGCCATCTGCGAGCGACCCGAGCGGTCCTCGATGGTGTGATTCCGAATCACGTCACCGTCGAGACGCTCAGCACGGAACTGCGACAGCCCGAGCGCCCGGACGATGTCGGCGAGGATGAACCATGGCTCGCCGTCGATGACGATCGTGCGCACGTCGGCGCCGTCGAAGTGGAAGATGGACAGGTCGGCGGTCACAGTTCCACCACCCGGTACACCGCGTCGAACGAGCGCCCTGTCACGTGTGTCCCGCACGTCTTGCACTTCAGGGCGACCCCCGACTCGACGCGAGCGCGCGCACGACGGAGGTGCCGATCGCAGATCAGGAACGAGGTTCCGCAGCAGCGCTGCACGAGGCTCGCCACGGCCTCCGCGTCTGCACGGTTGCACACAGGCAATGCCTCGTCGAGAACGAGGACGATCGACTCCTCCTCGAGGACGGCGGTCATGATGCCACCGCCATCGGCTCGCTGCGCGCGTCGCGCTGAGCACGCTCGGCGTCCTGCTTCTCCACCGCGTCGCGCATGATCACCACGGCGGCGCGGAATCGCTCGGCTGGGGTCATGTCCTGGATTCCGCCGCTCACGACGCACGCGCCATTCCTGCGGCAGCGCGCTCGCTCTGTGCTGCGGCGGCCTCCTCAGCGCGGGCGACGATCGCCGACGCCGAGGTCCCGAGGCGAAACGCCACGGCGGAGAGCAAAGACGGCGCGAACGGAACATGCCCGTTCACCCGGGCGGAGAGGGTCGCCCGGCGGATGCCGAGATCCTCGGCGATGCTCTTCACTGAGACGTTCTTGAGCCGGGCGATATCTGATCGCACCTCGGCGGCTACACCGGCATCGAGGTCGGTGAACCCATTTCGGTTCGGTTGCATGCAGACACTATGAACCGATTTGGGTTCAGAGGCAAGCGGCCTTCACAAAGTGAACCCAAATGGGTACACTCGCGACGTGGCCAGAACTCACAAGTCGCTACTCGACGTCGACCTCCGCATCGCCGAGATACTCGCCCTGCTGGTGGAAAAGTCCGGCGTCAGTCGCCGAGACCTCGCCGCGCGCACCGGCATCTCGGCGAACAGGCTGGGGATCATCCTTCGACAGGAGCCGCCTCCCGCGACAGTGGGCGAGGTAGGACAGATCGCGACGGCGCTCGGCACAACGGCGAGCGCCGTTATCTCTGAAGCGGAGTCCGGGAAAATCGTCACGCTTCGCCGCCGCGATGTCGGAGGCACCACGCACACTGATCTTGAGACGGTCGCGCTTGATATCACGAAGCTCGCCGCGAGCACCGACAACACGCCGGTCGATCCATCACGAGGAGAGGCCTGAGCACAGGAATGGGGACCATGATGACGAGCGCTTACGACGAATACTGGGATTCAGTAGAGCTGGACGAAGCGCCCGAACTCCACCGCGGACTGCGCCTGATGTTCGGTGTCGACGGCAGCGGCGACAGCGCCTGCGTCGCCGACTACGATCCGTGGACGCACGCGGAGATTCTTGATCTGCCGATCGTCTTCCGCGATGACCTTCCCGACGATGCCGTGGCCGCCTACTCCTCCGATCACCAAGCCATCTTTGTCAGATCGAACCTTCACGCTGCCGTCGAGCGATGCGCGCTCGCGCATGAGATCGTCCACTTCGAACACGACGACGTGGGCCGCGACGATCTCCAAGAGGAGCGAGCCGACAGGATCGCCGCACGGCGTCTCATCCGCCCATCTCGTCTCGAAGAATTCCACGGCATCACGGACGACCCCGCCGTGGTCGCGCTCGAGCTGAACGTCACCGAGAAGATCATGCGGGCGTGGATGCGTCTGCACCGTGCTGGCCTCATTCGGGGGTTCTGA